CACGCTTGTCAGCCGAGGCTCTAGCCCTTCAAAAAATTAAACAGTTTCGAGATACTCGACAATGCCAACACCGCCATCGCTAGTTGTAATGGACAATGTAACAGATGCCATACGCATAGTGTCAACGCCGCCAGTAGCCTTAGTCAATGTAAGAACCTTAGCTTGGAAGAAGTCGATGTCGCCGTTTGGATATTCAACTGCAAAGCTGTAATCGCTGTCGCTGTCTAGTGCTTGCTTCAGCAAAATCATGCCTGCGTCATCACTGTCATAAGCGATTGAAAGCGATTTAGAGCCTTCATTGAATGAACCCTTGTACTTGCGAGTACCACGAGTGTCAATCGGATTGAAAGTAACTTCAGCATATTCACGACCATGCTCGCCGCCATCTTCAATGTTACCGATGTTTGTGTAAGTAAGAGCTTCATAACCAGCAACATCATAAGTAGCTGGAGTAGAAGCACTGATACCAATTTTGGTTCCTGCAACGGTTCCAATAGCCATAATAAACTCCTTTTAGTTAATCGCCATAAGCGATACGAAAATCAATAGTTGAATAGTGTATGCCAAGTTCATCGTCTCTAAAATCAGTACCAATTGAATCAAGAATAACACTATCTGTATTTACGCCGTTAAAATGTGCCTTGCTTGTGGTTACAAGCTGCTTCCACTAACGCCATAATCTGTTTAACCTGCGGATAAGATGTCGCCGCTACGGTAATTTGAACTCTGCTACGGCGGTCGATTTGTAGTTCAGGCCGATTGCAGTTTGTTCTACTGTGGATACTAACATATATGCGATTGCAGGTCAAAGTCGTGCCTAAAGGAATCAGGCTAGGATAAATCCTTGTCTTTGGCACTTTTTTTAATAACTCAGTGTCACTAGACATTAAGTAATATATTACTTTTTCAGCCGACATTCTCTGTTCCTTCTCCTAATGGCACATTAATGCCCTCTTGCGATAAACGCTCGCGTATCTTTTGAGCTACAGCCGCAACAGCCTCTGGGCCTTTGGCATCGAACGCTGGCCTCATAAAAGGCTTTGCTGAAAAGCCAGGGTGCGAAACTTTTGATGTTGTAACGCTGCTTCCGTCTTTAGCTGTAAACTTTAAAAGTTTTCCTTTTTTAGGCGTAATAATGTGCGCCGCAGATCCATACTCAATAAACGCAGAATAAAAAGCAGACTTGTCTTTGCTTGCACCACTACGATTGCCACCAGCTCTGGCATAAGCAAACACAGTGCCTTTTTGCGAACGAGATGATGTACGGATAGATTTCTTCAATGCGCCAGTTTTATGAACTGAAAGATTGTTCTTGGCTTCTTTGGCAATAACACTCGCACCAGCACGGAGCGCGGCTCGCATGATGTTAGTCTCAAGTTTTTTTGGCAGCATTTTTAAAAAAGCTGCTAGGTCTGCACCGCCGACAATGTTGACTTCTTTAGTCATTCTGTATTGAGTAATCCTGAGCCATAAATTCCATTGCTTCACGGCGACCAATCTCGCCTGGCTTTGTTACGATTTCAAGAATCCTGTCGTTTCTATCAAGGCAAATAATCCGCATCGTTGGGTCAATAGTTTCATCATAGCGAACAGTGACTTTGCAAGGACGGTTGATTGAACGCAAATCACCAAACGTAAACTCATGCATACGGTTAGTGGTAATGTCTGCTATGTTAGCCCAACATTCTTTATAAGGCTGCCAAGTGACAACTTCAGAACCGTAATCAGGGTCTTTAGTTACCACCTTTTGTTCAAATCGGATGTACCGATCCATTTTGCCTACTTGCATTTTACACGCCCAAATTCATTCGATAAGGTTGTAGTAAATTATACACGCCTGTTGGCAGAGAATTAAATGTAGTTCTTGTGTTTCCGACTAAATCTTCTTGACGATTTTCGTAATAATTGCCAATTAACAAAAGCATTGCCGCTTTAATCGGGAATGGAAACGGATACTCGTCAGGACTTTCGCCGTTAGTGTAGCCTGCAATATATTGAATCGTAATTGGCTTACCATTAGTTTGAGGCCAAGATTTAGAAGTTTCTAAATAAATTGCACCTTCAAAAGTGTCAACATAATACACGGATGGGTCTAATGTCTGCTCAATGTTGTCAGTATCGTAATACTTGACGAAAGTGACACTTTGCAAGGGCGTTAGAGGCAATTTAATTGCAGTTGAATACATAGACTCACCAGACGGAAAGTCATCAGCGGACACTAGCACCGTTTGAGTCGCTAACGCTCTTCGAGTGTATTGCTCGCACCATTCTCTTGATACAGATATAAGATGCTGAATATAAGTGTCGTCTGGGTGCTTTAGCGGATAGCCAAAAGGCTCAACTCGCAAATGCCTGCGAGCTTCTTCAAGACTAATTGGCTCAACGTCAACCTGCGATGTTATGCGAAATTTCATTTTCGTTCCTTAATGGCAATTAAGCGTCACCAACTCGTGCGCCGTAAATAGTCGTGTCAATTTTCCAAAGCACAATAGCAGTAAGTCCAGAAGTATTCAGTGCAGGAGCTATGCCGCCNTCAGTTTTCCANACAACAGCNAGTGTCGTCCAAGTTATTGTATATGCCGTGCCATCATCAATTAGCAATGTGATAGATTGACCAGCAGCCCANTTNGCNTGNNCNGGTGTTCTTGNTCGCTCCCAGNGTCCANGTNTGGATAGAACCGTTGTTAGGGTCTAGGTTGACAGTAGAACCGTCTGTGATGGCAAATACTTCTTCAGTGTAACCATCGTTAAGCGTAATTTTGCTTGCTGTTCCTGAATTTGTTGCAACAGCACCAACATCACTAGCATCAGCAGACCCAGCAACAAAACCACCAACAACTTTCAAAACTCCAGTTAGCCCAGAAACAGAAGTAGAGCCGCTTATTTCATTGGGGCCAGCAGGCCCAGTATCACCAGTGTCTCCCTTATCTCCTTTGAGGCCAGTTTCACCTTGAATTCCTTGTGGACCTTGTGGACCAGTATCTCCAGTATCGCCTTTGGGTCCTATATCACCAGTATCTCCCTTGTCACCTTTGGGACCAGTGTCTCCAGTATCTCCTTTATCACCCTTTTCGCCAGTTTCTCCTTGTATGCCTTGGATACCTTGCTCACCTTGTATACCTTGCAGACCTTGTTCTCCTTGAGGGCCAGTATCACCAGTATCACCCTTATCTCCTTTGGGTCCTGTCTCACCCTGTATACCCTGAATACCTTGCTCACCTTGTGGTCCTACGTCACCAGTATCGCCCTTGTCTCCCTTTGGACCAGTATCACCAGTATCGCCTTTGTCACCTTTTAGGCCTGTTTCGCCTTGGATTCCTTGAATACCTTGCTCGCCCTGTGGTCCTATATCTCCAGTATCACCCTTATCGCCCTTATCGCCCTTAGCTCCTGTATCTCCAGTATCGCCTTTAGGACCGATTGGGCCTTGGATTTGCCCAACGTTTTCCCAAGAATTTCCGTCCCAAACGTAAAGGTCGCCATCAATAATATATCCATCGCCAACAGAGCCAGTTTCAGGCAACTCTGACGGATTATTTAATGTACCAATAATGTTTAGTCCTGCGCCAGTATCCCCTTTGTCGCCTTTTTCTCCTTGCGGTCCTACTGGTCCAATCTCGCCTTGGATACCTTGTAATACCTTGTTCACCTTGTATTCCCTGAATGCCCTGCTCCCCTTGGGGACCTACATCACCAGTGTCTCCTTTATCACCCTTGTCGCCCTTTTCGCCTTGAACGCCTTGAATGCCTTGAGGGCCAGTTTCACCTTGCGGACCTACATCGCCCTGCTCGCCCTTATCTCCTTTATCACCCTTAGCACCAGTTTCGCCCTGTATTCCTTGTATGCCTTGAATACCTTCAGGGCCAGTAAGGTTTTCAGTAATTAATGTATCGCCATTGCCATAAGTAATTGTTAATGTGCCATCTTCGTTATCTTCAACTGAAACAATGCCAGGCCCTTGTGGGCCAGATGGTCCAGCAGCAACAACCTCTACAATTTGAGGCTCAGGGTCTTTAACAACTTCAATAATCTGAGGAGGATTATCTACAATAATTTCAACAACATCTGTCATCGCGTAACCTCTGCCGAAATAGTTACTTGACCTTGTAGCAATCTGGTAACAATACCACCTCCATTTACTAGCTCAAGGTCATAGCGACCTTTGCAAAGTGGCAACAATTCGGTAGAAGACGCAGAGATAAATAACGTAATAGAACCATCATTTCCAAGCGTTATGCCTGAGCCAGAGGTTAAGCTAACAATAACATTGTCTGTTTTTAATTGGCGAATTTTCATTCTTGCCGTGTAACCAGTCAAATCAACTGGATCGCCTTCGCTATCTTTCCAAACAAATTCTTGGCTATAAGTTGCGCCTTGTTCAATCAAAATGTCGTAATTTGCAGCAGGCATAGCTATTTCCTTTTGAATACAAACGTCTCAATATCTTCGCGCCCAATCAAACTTTCCATATTGTTTGATTCAACAAGTTCAAACTCAAACGCAGACATAAATGTAACCAACCCATCATGCGTCCAATACCAGCAATGTTCATCTTTACGAAAATGCTTTGAAGCCATTATATGCTCTGCATCTCTGTATATCGGCGCAGAAATAAACACATACTCTCTCGCCCCAGACAGGTGCAACCTAGGGTCGTGAATATGCTCTAAGCTGTACCCAAAAAGTTAAAGAGTTTGCACCTCTAAATGGATGGCGGTATAACTTACGCTCAATCAGCCAATCTACAGTCCGTTTTGTTAATGTCATAGCCATAAGTGTTTTCTCGGCCAATAACAAAAGCACCGCTACCAATCCCAATATCAAGAGTGTCTAACTTGGTGTATTTATTTACCAAATCAATTTTGGCTTGATTCAGCCTTATTCCCATGTCGGTTTCTGCCATTATTTGATACTTGGCAAAGTAATCTTCATTGTAAACCATTTCAACTAACTGGAAAATAACCTATTCCTAGCTCAGGAAGCCATTGAAGTTTGTCTTTTGCGTAATGTCTCAAAAATCATATTTATTTAACAACATTCTCCGCAATTGGGCGTCAGTTTTAATCGGGTATTTCTTAATATTTTTTTCAAGCCATCTAAATTCAGCCATTGGATCATGCCCAATAGGGTCGGAAGGATTATTTTTTCTCCAACTTTCATCAACATTATGCACTTTAGACGTGAAAAAATCAAAGCCAGTAAGATATACAGACTTAGGATTGCATGAAAGAATATCAAGTATTGCCGAGAATCCTGTCGTTGGCACATGACCGCCGAGCAAGTCAAAATAAGCAAGAAACTCTTCGTCAGTAGGGACATATGTTGGACAAAACCACCAATTACTTCTGTCCTGATAAATGTACCTATAATCAACACCCCTTGATTTTCCAGTTTTTTCGTGCCAAGGAGAATTGATTGGTTTGCTGTTGGGGCACTTGCACATACAAAGATAAACACCGTCAGCAATCAATTCATCTCGGCTTTTCTTGATTGATGTGCCGTAGAATGAATAATGAACGTCAGTGCGAAGGCCAGTTTCCTTGTATATCTTGTAATTAGATATTCTAACTACAACTTCATGCGAGTCAATGTATCCAATCTTGTTATCAAGGACGGATGGGCCAGAGCCGACAATAGCGACAGTTTTGCCTTCAAATATGCCTCTTACATATTCTTTATTGCAGAAATTCATTTAGCACCTCGTCAACTTTTTCATCAGGCCAGTTGTCAACAATATAATGGCATATTTCTCGCTTATGCAGAATCTTTTGCGGCGTGATTGTGCGAATGAACGGCTCAACAGAATTAAGTCCACGCCGAGACCATACGAATAAGGACTTTTTATTTAGGCTCTCAGCAAGCGGCACAAAGAATGAACAATAGCCAAACATTGCACTTGAAGCATAAGCTAAGTCAATCATGTCTGTCACAGTAGTAGCATTAGCTAAATCTAAGTCGATGCCTTCAAATTTAAATAGCTCTTGACCTTTGCCAACGTGTACTAAGAAGTAATGTTCTTTGATTTTATTTAGAGCTTGCTGCATAACTTCAAAATCTGGAAGCAGCTCAATCCCAAAATTATCCGTGCGATTCATTGGATTGCGAACCATCGACACCAGCATAATTGGCTTGCCTTTAGATTTTTTCTTGACAGAGCTAACTAAAGTTTTATTTAGGATTTTCCAATCCATAACAAGGTCAACAGGCTCTGTAATGCCTGCTTGGATGCAGCAATCTTTGAACTGCGTGGTTTCTTTATAGTGCTTGCGAACAGTGTAGTGAGCAATAATGTCAATGCGCTCACGAGTAAATGGTCTAAGCTCAATCTTTCCTTCTAGTGGCTTAAAAACATCAGGCCAGTCTGTCATTACGTGCAGCTTTTCGCCTTTGTTGACAAGATGGCGCACAACGCTTTGCAAATACATAGCATCACCAAGACCTCGACCACACCGTATAGTTTTATAATCCCTCATATATCCTCCGTTTAGTAAATAATGTAATTGCTGAATCTGGCGTTGCATTAATGACTTCAATGCCTTCTTCTTNTAAATCTTTNGCNAGTTGCGNGTAATGNTTTAGCCAAATNCTAAAGCCTTGTTGCTGATTAAGCTCTTTAGGATGTTGTCCAAACCAATGAGCNTTNCCATCAATGTTGCGGCAATCATAGCCTAGCAGGATTATACGCTTNGCACCCCATAGATATGCAAGGTTAATAGCTTGATAGCCTGAGTGTGAGCCAAAGTGAACGCAATCNTTACCAAGCCCAGCTTTTGCTCGACCAAGCACCCAGTTTAATCCAAACTCACGGCGAGCGCGAATGTCTTGTGTCCACATTTCACCAGCAAACATNATTTCTTCAAAATGGTNATTCCACCACTTGTAATCGCATCCGTACAACACNTCAGCAAANTCAACTAGCTTGTAAGTNTCNTTNATNGCTATGTATCTTGCGTTAAGGCTTCTTGCAGNCTCTATGTCGTCCTGTGTAAGGCTAGGCCCACTTCCAAATATAACAACTGTCTCACCGTCCCACCGCTTGCCTAAATCAGGAATCGCTTGCATTAAGGACGTTCCTCCCATCGAGCGCGGAAGATGCCTGTTGCTGTCGCACCGTCAGTGTTCATCAATTTTATATAAAATGTTCCAGCAGCAAATCCTTGAGGAGATGCTTCAGTAGCTCCAGCAACTGTTGCTTTTTTAGGATCAACGCCAGAAACAGAATAAAGTAAATCTACAATAGTTCCGCCAGTGTGAGTTCCGCCAGCGTTCATTGTGACTTGGGGCTCATAGTCTGAGGATGTTGACATAACATTTGTTTTGAATATTTGAAGTGGCGTATTAAATGTTCCGCCTTCAGTTCCGCCAACAACTAATTCAAGCTGAATCTCCGCTAAAAATATTTCTACTGAGATATCTTGAACAATAGTATCTACAGGAGAAACTATTTTGATTACTTGCATATTACCTGAAGCAATGCTGAACTCGTACAACACTCTAGCTTCTCGCCCAGCAAAAAATCCAGTTTGACCGACATCTACACGCAATCGAGCGTAATCACCATTGCCATCAGTCATTAGCACTTTTGGCGGATAGGCTTCAACGCGTTCTGCGTAAGTGCCGTCACCCATATCAACAAGCAGCTTTCTTACTTGTTGCCAGAACGGAAAATTAAGATTCATGCTANTGCNTCCTCAAGAGATAGTTTTGGAAAAGCCGTCAATGCTGTAGTTCTTGTNGAGTTTATTATAGGTGTAGTTACGTTGGCGGCAAAGTTACTAAACAATTTAGGCCACTCATTAATTCTACGAGCGTTATCAAGGCCAGCAACATGATTGCCATGCCAATGCGTTTTGTTGTTAGTTATACTACAATCGTAGCCAATTAGTATAACTTTCTTAGCACCACCATATATAGCTAAAGAGATTGCGCCAATACCAGAATTGCCATAACAGCCTAAGTCAGTAACCGAGGTAAGGTTATATCCTGCTGGCGATGGATTGCCAATAATCTTGTCGCCATAAAAGTTTGTATATACATCTTGTATATACATATCCCACCAAGCCTTGTCTATAGCAAACAAAGCATCAGCCCAAGGCGCAAGTTGATATGTATTGTTGACAACTATAACGGCTGCGTTACTTTGGCTGGCCTTCCACGCTTTAACGGTTTCGATGTCGTCTTTGGTAAGGCTTGGGCCACTGGCAATGCAGACGACTGTGTAGTCACGCCAGCGTTGGGCAAAGGGAGTTCTCTTACCACTTTTGTAGCATAGCGTTCAACCGCACGTTGTTCAAGCAGCATAGTAGCTTGACCCTCTTGCAGTTCAACGATTTCGCCTGGCATAACTTTTCCCAGCCTGTCGTGATAAAACTTTCTGATTGCTTTTACTTTCATATTACCTCCTTAGTTAAAAAAACCCACCTACTAGAGATGGGTTTTATTTTACTCTATTCTAAGCAGAGAAGTTACCGTACAAAATACCAGTTGGACGTTCTACGCCTAAGCCCAGACGTTCTTCGACACGGATTGTTACCAAGTTCTTTGTGAAGTCGTCATTGATGTAGCCAAGCTCAACAGTTGCACCTTGACGGTTGTAAACAACAGCAGAACCGTTCAATTGACCAATCAAGAACTTGCCAGGAGCCATGTTAGCAGACAACACTACAC